GGATAAGTACGGCAAAGGTAAGGGCGTATATAAAACGAATGATACCGAAATTTGGATGCCGCATCCGAATTGCACTTCATACATTACGTATATCATCGACGAAAGGTGGTTATGACGGCTATGCTAAACGAACATGATATCGATTTAATGGCGGAATGGCAGGACGAAATATATTATTTGCGCGCCCGGCAGGTCGAATTTGTTTATATCGAAGAGCAACGCGACCCGATTACGGGCGTCGTCATCGGAGATGGAGAAGTTGCCCGCCAAACCGAAGCCGTTATAACCGAATTAGCGTCGAATAATGAGCGGTACTTTGCCGACGGCATTGAATATAAACAAGGCGATATTAAAGTTGATGTAAAAATCGATGCAATTGAGGATATTATCGATAAGGTTGAGCGGATTAAATATGACGGAAAAATTTACGAAATTCTCGGCGTTAGTAAAAAGGGGATTGGAAAGCGCAACAGAATTGAATTTTTAGGACGTGAGACCGCATGAACATAAACATCAAAGTAAAAGGCCTTGACAAAGTGATGAAGGATTTCAGCCGCCGCGGCGTCCAAGCGCAATACCGCGTGGACAAAGTTACCGAAGCATATACGCGGAAAATGACAAACGAAGCAGCCAATGCAGCGCCGGTTAAAACTGGAAATCTACGCGCTAATTTATTGGCCAGTCCGCGTAGATTGCGGCTCGGAACTTGGGAATTTGGCGGCACTTTGCCATATACCCGGCGCCAAGAATACGAGCATAAAACTAAGCGAGGCTTTATCCGGAAAGCAGTTTGGCGAAACCGAGACGATTATCGCCGCGCGATAAGGCGGGAGATAACGAAATGAATTTACGATTATACGACATTATTTATTCGTTGCAGCGCTTTTTTCAAGAACGGCTTGGCGTCCGAGTTGATTGGATTTATGACGGCTATAAGCATCCCGACGAACGACCGTATATGACTATCGAAGTGATTACGGATGAACGAACGGTGCTATCTAAACAGCGGGAAGCCGTGCGGATAGTCGAACATTTGCAGCTGGGCTATCACGCGACAAATATTGTTGACCGTACAAAAAAAGCGGAAGAAATCGCGGATTTATTGACGTTTTATAAGATTCCGTATTTTGATACGGAGAAATCAACTACCGCGCCGGCGGGCGATTTTTTATGCGAAGTTGTTGCGGTAACACCCATGCCGGCAGATGATATTTCGAAAGAGTCGGAGCGACATCGCGTTTACTTTGATATTGAAATTGAAAAAATCGTTAGAGGGGGAATTAGATAAATGGCTATTGAATATCGCGGCGAGGAATTTCTTTTTCTCGTCGAGGTTGAAACCGAATTAGGCGAAACGCTAGTCCGCCCGTTCAATCAAACTGGCGGTAGCGTAAATATTGCGGCGGATGCTATTGAGTTATCGACCAAAGATAAAACCGGAAGCGACTACGGGGACGTAACGCAAGAAATTTCGCTTGAGGGCATTATTACCGAAGGCGATCCGTTTGTTGATGAGTTGAAAAAGAAAATCCGAAATAAAGAGTTAGTTAAAATTTACGAAGTTAATACCCGCACGAAAAAAGCGGAATATGGAATGTATATGGTTTCGGCGTTTGATCGCGACTATGCGCACGGCGAATATGCGACATATTCATTGACAGCGTCCCTAAACGGCGATACTACGGAAGAAACATTGATTGAAATTCCGGACGGCGCGCCAGGCGGTTCCGTAGATGATGATAATGGAGTAGAAGGTTAGTACGGGCGATTAAATAATGGCGGATTTATTCCGCCTTTCTTTTACTAAAGGAGGTTATTTAATTGGTAACATTCGAAATTGACGGCAAAGAATACGAATTGAAATTAACGTATAAGTCGATTAAATACTTAAATAGCAAATTCGAGGGCGGTTCTTATGAATTAATTGGTCGCGCTATTCAGGGCGATATTGATTCTTTCCCACTGATTGTTCACGCGGCTTTATTTCATACCGGCGAAAATATTTCATACAAAAAAGTCGAAGAAGCAATCGAGGATTTAATTGATAACGAAAAATTATCTCTCGAAGATATTATGAAAATTTGTGATGAGGTCGTAACGCAAAGTTTTTTCTACAAGAAAACAGTCGACAAGTTGTTGAAACAAAATCCGGAGATGAAAGCGGCGATCGAACAACTACGCGGATAAGTGGATTAGGCGAACTTTGCGAAGTAGAGAGCGCTATTTTCGACGGTTGGCGGTACTTAGGCATGGACGCGCATAAAGTATTATCGTTTACGCCGCGCGAATTCGCAATCATGATGCGCGCCGAACTCGAACGGAAATTCGATCGCTACGAAGAGTATTCGCATTTTGCGCTTATGCGCGAGAAAGCGCATCGCGAAAAGCGTCCGAAAGCAAGCGATTTATTTAAACGGCCTCCGGACGAAGAGATGGTGAAGAACAAAACCGAAGATTTACTTTCGAAAAAAGAGAAAACAATGGAATGGCTTTCGCAGTTTGAGCAATTCAAATATTTAAGAAAGGAGGCGGCGGATGGCAAAACATGATATCCTCGTGACGGTCGGCGCAAATATATCGGATTTTAGTCGGAAAATGGCAAACGTAAGTAAGACGCTCGGTAATGTCGGCAAGAATATGTCGAATATGGGACGGAATTTAAGTAATATCGGCACGCAATTAACGAACAAAATTACAAAGCCAGCCGTAGCCGCAGCGACAGCGATTGGCGGCATTACGCTCGCAAAAGGTTTTCAACGTCTAATTGGAATTGATACCGCGCGGGCTAAACTTAAAGCGTTGGGGCATAGCGCCGAAAACGTTGAACTAATCATGAACAACGCGCTTGATGCCGTGCGGGGGACAGCGTATGGATTGGACGAAGCGGCAACAGCGGCAGCGTCAGCGGTAGCCGCGGGAATCAAGCCGGGCAAAGAGCTATATAAATATTTAACGCTTGTCGGAGACGCGGCGGCAATCGCGGGCACTGATTTTAACGAGATGGCAAGTATTTTTAACAAAGTACAGACGGCGCAGCGCGCTTATACCGGCGATCTTAATATGCTCGCCGACCGAGGTATTCCGATTTATCAATGGCTAGCGGAAGAAGCCGGCACATCGGCGGAAGCAATTCGAGATATGGCGTCGAAAGGTCAGATATCCGCAGAGATGTTCCGGAAGGCAATCGATAAAAATATCGGAGGCGCCGCGAAAACTATCGGCGAAGAATCGTTCGCAGCCGCATTAAGAAATATTGGCGCTGATATTGCACGAATTGGCGCGAATTTCCTCGATGCCGGCGGACAGGCGGGCGGATTCTTTTCAACGGTAAAGCCGATGTTATCCGATTTTCGGGCGTACTTACAATCGCTAGAGCCGCGCGCCGCTGAACTCGGAAAGAAATTCGGAGAATTCTTTATTCGCACAGTTGAGCGATTAAAACAATTTAAGGCATGGTGGGATAGTTTATCGCCGACCATGCAGTCAGTAATTTCGAAAGCCGTACTATTCGGTTCGATATTTCTTGTATCAATCGGACCGGCGCTAAAAATCGTTGGGGCATTTACAGATACTTTTGGAAAACTTTTTTGGGCGACATCGAAAACGATAGATGTTTTCAAAAAAATTCGGCCCGCTTTAAAGTTTATGATGACCGGATTCAAAGGTATTCGTACCGCTATTCTCGGATTATCGGGTCCGTGGGGCTGGATAATTGCCGCGGTAATACTGCTTGCGGGCGTAATTGTTAAATATTGGAGCCCGATTAGTAACTTCGTCAAAGATTTATGGAATCGTATTTCTGACGCATTTACAAACGGATTTAAAGCGATTGATAAAGCTACAAACGGATGGCTTACGAATTTAATCAGCATTTTTAAAACGTATTTTAAAACATTTGTTGACGTGATTAAGCGTTATTGGCAGTTTATTAAGGAATCATTTTCGAATGCTGGAGCGTTTTTAAAAGCGTTATTTACTCTAAATTTCTCCGGAATGTTTAATGCGCTTAAAAAGCAGTTTGGGTCTATGAAATCGTTGTTTAAAGATTTGTTTAAAATTGTTACCAGCAATATGAGCGCGCCGTTTAAAGCGTTGAGTGATTCTATCAAACAAACATTCTCAGGAATGTATAATTGGATTAATGAAAAAACGCACGGCTTTTTTGGGAAATTCTTGCAATTTTGGGGCGGACAATTAAAAGCGGCGTATAATCACGTTAAAAATACATTTAAATTCATTAAAAACACTTTTTCAAACGCGTTAGAAATAATCGTGGGAATTGTGACTTTAGATTTCGGTCGGGTAAAAGACGCAATAAGCGATCAATTAGATGCGGCAAAAACATATATTAGCGACACGTGGAAAAATATTAAGGAAAATATTTGGGAAAACCTCGTTGAAATCGTCAAACACGTCGGGGATAAATTTGTAGAAGCGAAAGAAACCGCGATAGAAAAGCTCGGAGAACTAAAAGAAGGTATTCTTGAATGGTTTAGGGGCATGCCGGACCAAATTATTGAAACGCTCGAAGGCTGGCGCGACGCTATGCTTGATTGGGCGCAAAAACAAAACGAAGAAAATATCAAGCAATTCGAGGAATGGGGAAACGCTATTCGCGACTGGTTTACGGAAATGAAAACCGGAATCAAGGATAAACTTAACGAATGGAAAGGCGCGATAATTGACTGGTTTAGTAAGCGACCGGGAGAAATCCGTGAGCAGTTAGCAGAATGGTGGAAAAAGATGTCGGAATGGTTTAGCGAGATTCCGTCGAAAATCAAGAAAAAACTTGAGGAATGGTGGCAAGCCATAAAAGACTGGTTTAAAGGCGTGCCGGACAAGCCTGAAATCAAAAATGCGGGCAAAAATATGATCGATAAAGTTTCGGAAGGAAATGAAGAAAAGAAAGACGATTTTGTTTCGAGGCTTGGGCGTCTAATTGTTGACGTGGCTAAAGCGGCATTAATCTTTGCTGCAGTCGCCTTATTTGCGGCAGGTCGCGAATTAGTTTCACGAATTATAACTGGAATAAGAAATAAACTATCCGATATGCGTCGAGCCGGACGTGAGTTAGTGCAAAAGGTAGTCGACGGCATAAAACAATTAAATTTATTCTCTGTCGGTAAAGATTTAATCCGCGGACTAATTAACGGTATTGGCTCGATGGCCGGCGCGGTATGGAGTAAAGCGCGCGATATTGCTAACGGGATAAGTCGGACAATCAAAAACACGCTTGGCATCAAATCACCGTCAAGGGTGGCAATCGAAATTGGACGCTTTTTCGGCGAGGGCTTGATCGACGGTATTCTCGGCATGAAACGCTATGTCGAGCGTGCAAGCGACGAATTAGCCGCGGCGGCAGTGCCGGACGTAAATATGTCTTACGCTACACCAAGCGGAATCAAGACATCGCTTGCGTCGGCGGTAAGCGGAACGGTAGACGTTAAAACACGCGATGAGGCGCTAATTCATGCGATATATTCGCTAGAGCGCAGACTAACGAACTTAGAAATCGTGATGGACGGGCGCGAGGTAGGTCGGATAGTAGAGCCTTATGTAACCGAAGAACAAGAACGGAATCAATCGGTAAGAAACCGGTTTAGGGGGTGAATAGCCGGTGCTTAAAAGCGTTGAAAACATGGTATTTAACGGAGTAAATTTATCGGAACAATTTACGGACGAGGAAGCCGGCGCTTATTTTATCGTAAATGAAGTACGCGGTCGCGGATTGCAAGGCGAAGAAAATACGATTATTAGCGTTGCAGGCATGGACGGCGCTTATTTGTCGCGAAGACATAAGCCCGTCCGATATCTCGAAGTAGATATAACGTTAAAAGGCGAGTCGTTCGAAGATTTACGCCGCCGAATCGATCGTTTAAACGAGATTTTAGATACCGGCAAGGAAATCGTACAAATAACGTTTGATGACGAAAGTGACCGGACATATTACGGAAAATTAGACACAGTTGTTGACCGTTTAGAAAAGTCGAAAATATATCAAGCGACATTAACATTCATTTGCCCCGATCCATACAAATACGGTCCCGAAAAAGTCTATCAAACTGACCAAGACGCTTTCATCGTCGAAAACGAAGGAACCGCGCCTACAAAGCCAATTTTTGAGCTAACCGCCAAAGAACCCGTCACTTTCGCGATGGTTAGCGATGGCGAACGATATAACATGATTGGTCGTCCTGTTGATGTTGAGCAGGATGTCGTAGATGAAAAGGTCGTCGTTCTTGACGAAGTTGGCGACACAATTGACACTTGGCAGCCGGCTCCCGGTTTCAATGGCACGTTCGTTCATGGTTCGCAAGGTATTCAAGTCGGAAACTGGGGTTCGGGTAGTGGATGGCACGGTCCTGGCGCTATCAAGGAAATCAACCCAATTCGAGATTTTGAAATCGAATTTTTTGTCTATGTACGTTCAACTACACCGGATCGAACATTCCGTATTTCAACGAATTTTTTCGATGAGAATATGAACGAACTAGGGATGCTGAGACTTTGGGACAATTCCGATCGGATTCTTCGGAAAGTAGTCGAAGCACGTGTAGGTCCGTATGTTGGCGATTTTACAACTATCCGATTTCGAGCCGCAATTATGACATAAGAAATCAAACGGTTTGGGGCGGAATTATTCGCGTCACTCGAAAAGGAAACGTATTCACGTTTTATGCCGCTAGAATTACGCAAGCAGGACGGCATGTTTCGACAATCACTCAAACATTCGCAGATGTAAACAATCAATTTGCAGGAAAATTGAAATTCGTTCGAATCGACATTGCGAACTATGGAAATACCGAAAAACCGAACGAAGCTGTCATAAACAGAATTCGAGTTTTTGAACACAAAAAAGTTGAAGTCGATCAAACACCTTACATCGCTTATCCTGGAGATGTTATTACATTTGACCACACGACAAACGAGTTGCTGTTAAACGGCGAAGATGCCAAACGACTCAAAGATTTCGGCGGTCAGTATTTCGATTTGCCGAAAGGTT